TTACATCTCCTTAAGTGCTGCCATCACCTCTGCTTCAAAATTAGCAAAATCTGTATCGCATTCTTCTTGATTCTCAATATATGCTCTTCTGTCTGCAATTCTCTTATTAATAGTTATCTCACCTGCGGAAGGTATGCTGGCTGAAAATGTAACTACAGCCTTTTCCTCTATAGAACTATTTCCATTCATTGATGTATTCTTTGTTGTATTTAACATATTGTTTTCCTTTCTACCGCTGTGCGGATTTATATTAATTATTTGCTATGTCTTTGACATAGTCTTCTAATTTCCACCATTCACCATGGTGCCTTATATAGTAATAACCCTCTATATAACAGTTATTTCCACTTATATCTACCGTACCAGCTGTCTCACTATGTCGTATCCAATCCATTAAGTTATAATATGCATCACCGCTTCTGATATAATAATAATCATCAACATATATTCCATCACGGCGAATGCTTACAGCATTTCTTGTTCCGTCTTCGTTTGACAGATTTATAAAATGTCCTTGTATTTTCAGATAGGCGCCAGTGCTACTTTTCATAAGGTATTCACCACCAATAAGAGTAGTGGTCATTGTAATACCTTCTTCAGTTACATTTACATTTTTAAATGTGCCTTCTAAATCAGCATTAACAGCTTTTAGCTTCTTACAGTCTATCGAACCATCTGCTGAAATAGTAGTATTAGTAGATGTAAGCGTGAACAGATTACCATTGATATTAACAGACTTATTACCACTAATATTAATTGTTCCACTTGCATTAAGTGTTATATCATCTGCAATAGCTTCAATTGCAGATTTAAGTTCCCCTGTCGTTGGGTCTTTCTTAATGTATGCTTCAAGGCTTGCTGTTGTAGCATAATTGTTAAACTTAACATCAATATCTTCTGGTGCTGGAGAATAATCTGTAGCTTTTGTACCCTTTTCTATTTTTAGCTTGTTTGTATCTACATGTGCAAAGCTAAAACGCATATATACAGCATTAGAAGGAACTGGCAGAGAACCTCTTACTCCAGTAGATTTATCTGCTACTCCGCTGATAAACTTTTTATTGCTGTCATAAAAACAAGTAGCCGGTGCATTACCCAGATTGGTCCATCCACTCGCTACATAGTTTTTCCACTTAGACACATCTATGTAGTCCGTCAAATCCCAATAGTTACCGCCATCTATTATTATGCCAGTGGCTGTTATATACTTATTAGGAATTACAGTGCTCTTTATGAATCTATTGACTCCACCAATTTGCAGATTATTAATATCATTTTTAGTTGCATAGGTGCCAGATACTTCTAGCTTAATACTATTACTTTCCTTAGTTATTGCTTGTGTTATAGCGTTATTCATCTGCGTTGTTGTACTATAATTGCCCTTTAAATCCTGCTGAGTTAATGACAAACTGCTACTTATGCTATCAAGATTGATTCTTAATGCAGAATTTTGCTTCAGCATATAAGCTGTTTCCGAATTTGGGATCTCTTTCCAGCCATGGCTTCCATCCTCATTACGAATAAACCGCCATGCTCTTCCTTCGTTTTCCCAGTAAGCAATCTTTCCAATATACTTATCCCACTCAGTATCATTGTACTGCCATGTTTCTTCCCTTGGAAACTGGGTATCTGATGGATAAACAGGAACACACCAATCCCAAGCCGGATAATTATCCTTTGTTGGCACATAAGATATCAGGTATATTTCATCGTCATACTTGGCCATATTAGATAAACTTACACTATATTCCTGCAGCGTCTGGTTTACATTGGAAAACTCCTCCTTAACACTAGTTCCGTCTATGTTCTCAGTCCACCAAAGCTTCTGTGTTATAAAATCATCAGACTGCTTTAATAAGCTTCCCCATTCGGAATAATCCTTGCCAGAACCACTCTTTATATTCTGCAGAAGAACATTAAGTGTCTGTGCTGCATCATCCAGATATATCTTGTTGCTCTTAAGCGTATGTGTGCCATCATTGTTAATAACATTAAAAAGGCTTGCTATATCCAGTTTCCCGGCAGATATGTTAGCATCCTCTTTTACCATGTCATTACGGATAATCTCACGTTGAACTCCTTGTTCTGTAAGTCCTAACGCATCAAACATCAAGCTGCCTTTTGAATCCCACACATACATGTTATAGTCTCCAGATGTATCTTTACCTATCTGAACGCGAACACGCTTAGAATCACTTATCTGTATCGTATTATCAGACCATCTACTCAAACCGTCTTTGCTATGTACTGCAACATCTGTGGTATCAATGTCCAGAGCCTTTATTTTCTTTGCATCTAAAGAATCTATCATTGAATCCTTTATCTGTGCTGTACCTATCATGCTCACGACGCTATTTGCAAAATCTGTGGTAATGCTTTCGCCAGTGGAAGAGCCAAACATTAATGTTTTAATACCAGCAACATCACCATCTAATATGCCTACTTTCTCATATTTAACATTAAGCTGCTCTATGTCAGATTTTATTACCTTTTCCTCTTTTATTGTTGCAAACTTTATGTCTGCCTCATTAGATTTAAGGTAATTATTCTTAATATACTGCAGCTCATTGTTTACAGACACAATAGTCTCTGCAGTTACCGTATTAGCCTTAACCCATTCTGCATCTACCTTTTTAGAAACCAGTTCCTTAGTAAGCATCATTTCCGCATATGTTCGTTCTGCAAGCTTAGTAGATGGTCCTTTATAATCTGTCTCTGTTTCAGTTTCTGTTTTGCCATAAGCTGTAATAGTCATGGCAAGACCTCCATCATATTCCTGAGTTATATTCATAACCGGAATCTTATAAGTCTTACCTAATTCTTCAACAGTTACAATATCCCATGGATCCAGTCGAATATCTCCTAGCGTCTTTAAGCTTGCGCCTCTATACGCAAATCCTCTTACTTTCTTGTATACAGAGTTAAGCTTTTCTTCTGTTGTAAGTGGATTATCAAATGTTATTCCCAAAGTTCCACTTCCTACTGTAAAAGAAGTATTACTGTCAACATTACATGTAAGATAATCTAAATGGTAATCACTCTCATTCTTTTCAAATGTCATTATTCGTGATTCATTTATCGTATAGCCATTATCCTCATACCACTTAATAACAATTGTTCCAGTTCTGTCTACGCAAGCAAAACCTCCAGCTAAAGAAGCGATATATCCGATAACCTCACGATAGGTATATCCTACCGGTGCAGTATCAATAGTTATTCCATTCAAGCCAGATACATTACAGGGAACGCCACATCCAGTACTTATCTCTTTTAAAACAGATTCTGCACTTGCAGGATATGTCAATTCAGATACATATACACCTGTGGTCTTCATCATTCTGTCGTAAGCCGTAAATGTTGTGGTTGCCTGGTCAAGCGTTGGATGTTCTGCAGTAAAAAAGCCAAGTGGAATATACTCATACTTTCCGCTTGGCAGTTTCAATCCTATCTCTATAGGAATCTCTGTGTTTTCAAACAACTCATTTATTCTTTTTACTGTCAGTTCTATCTTAGCTGCAACAGCCGAACCTATCTGTATACCCTCATCAGATGTGGAAGCGGTCTCATAGCTCATCTTTTTAAAGCCAGCGTCAATCCACTTACCATTTATCTTTAATCGTAAGTTAAATGTTCGCGATGGTGATCTAATCGTTGTCGCAAATTGCTCTGATACATTATTATACATAAGCTTAATCCTCGATCATAAATTCAATGGCCGCAATATCCTCTAATGTAGTTCCATCGTATCTGCTGTCAGAATCACATACAGATATGTCATCCATCTTAATCATATGTACATCAACATCCGTTTCCATGTTGTACATCTCATCAATCTCTTTTACAACTTCCTGCTCTTTACCTTCTGGGAACTGGTAAGAATCTCCATCCATGACAGCATTCCCATTTTCATCTTTAAGCACATTGTTCTGTATTACTTCAGTTCTCTGTGTAACAAAAATATCTACTTCTCCTAACAATGTCTTAAGGTTCTTTGCAATTGCATAATTTACTTTTACAGGCCAATGCTTTCTTAAGCCCTGTAATTTTTTAAGCATTGTTGCACTATTATCAATCTGTTTAATAGTCATTGTTTTTTTCATGTTCTGCTCCTTACTGTTGTATTATAGATACACTGGCACTTCTGTAGTAATAGTTACCGTCCCCTATATCACCCAGCACCTCTTTACTCAATGTACCTCTATAGCTTGTTATTGTTATATCCTGTCCATCGTCATGGAATGTTATTGGAAAGAATCCGGCGATGAGTTTGTTCTTAATAAGTGCCATCTCATCTTCCTTCAATATTCCCCAATTAATAGATAAGGTCTTCTTTTCAGCGACAACATCACCCAACATTGTTCCGTCAAGTGCTCGTCCTGTAGAAGAAGACCATATAATCTCATCATCCACCTTGATGGACACAGGAGCCGGAAGCTCCTGCCCGTCACATCTCAGTATCAATTCATCACATCCTTGTTAAGTTATAATCTCACATTTTCCTGTCTGCTTTGTATGCTCGTTAATCTTATCAACCACATATTTTTTTAGGCTCTTTCCATCTAGCTGTATATCAAGGTCCAGTGTCTCCAGTATCTTAAGTATTTGTTTAAGAATACTTATGGCTTCTGCCAGCAGTTCTGCACTGGATGCCATAGCAGCTGCCTTCTGTGCCATATCAAGTAATTTATCCTCAGGTGCTACAACTTCGCCCTGATGCCTGTTATCGCCAATCATGGCAAGCTGTGGAGTGTTTGGCTTAACATATCCACCTTGTGCAAGGTATGGAATCTTGGAGAAGTCGGCTTCCGGTAAATGGAATCCAAAATCTTCGCCACCTATACCCGGTACCCAGTTTGGTACTTTAAAGCTAAGCTTATTTACAGACCTTACTATTGCATTTATGCCAGATTGAACACCTGTGATCAGTCCGTTAATAAATCCAATAACAAGGTTGAGTGGTGCTTTCGCAACGTCTGCTATCAGAGAAAAAATTCCGCTAAATGTATCTATTATTCCATTCCACGCTTTTTCCCAATCTCCTGAAAAAATTCCTGTGATAAAATCAATCAAGCCGCCAAATATGTTCTTAATATCTCCGAATATATTTTTCACATTAGCAACATATGCATTCATAATGTCGCCCAATGAACCGAAGCTCTTTGAGAAATCCATATTAAAGATATTCTGCAGCCAGTCGTCAAATTTAGAAAAGGCTGATGTTATACTCTCCCAGATACCCGAAAACCATTCTCCGGCAGACTGCCACTTATCTACAATCCAGTCCCAACATATTCCTGCTGCCTCTTTTACTGTATCCCAGTGCTTTACCAGTTCATATATTCCAAGTCCTAACGCTGCCAAAGCTGCAATTACAAGTGTAATCGGGCTTGTTAATATAGACATTGCCACACCAAATGCTGTTGTGGCTGCCGTAGCAAGCCAAGTTGCTGCTGTGTGTGCCGCTGTTGCTGCCGTATTAGCAACTTTTGCTGCTGTATCAGCTACCCATGCTGCCGCGGAAGAAGCCAATTTCGCAATTGTTTGCCCTATTCCAACAATAAAATCTTTTGCATATAGTGCACATATTGCTAATGTTTCAGCTTTATCTGCTACCTTTGCAATTGTACATGCATATAAAGTTGTAGTAAGGCTCTTTATAATCCCTATTACACCACCCGCATTTGTTATAAACTCAGCTAATTCTACAGCTTTCCAAGCCGCTGCAAACGCTAATATCGTTACAACTATTGCGTCAAATGGTCCTTGGTTATTACTAATCCAGGTTGATATTCCTTCCAGAGCTGCTGCCAGATCTTTTAAGATATCAACTATCATTCCACCAGTCCATTCTGCTACCGGCTCAAGGAAATTATCCCACGCCCAGTCCCATAATGGCTTTAGTGCATCTAATGCACTGTTCAATACATCAAGCCCTGCTGATAAAACATCTAAAAAAGCTGGTAACGCATCTTCAATTGTCCATGTAGCTAATGGTACAAATATATTTGTCCAAGCCCATTCCAAACCTGAAAACAACTTTTCTGTCAGTGGTTGCGCTGATTCTTTTAAATTATCAAGTGATGTTATCAGGTTATCAAATGATATTGACTTAAGTGGCTCTAATGCCTTTTTAACTTTAGATGCCATATCTGATATTGCACTTGATACATTTGTTGTTTCAGATGTTACTCCTGTGTCTATACCAAGACCACCTGAAGATGTGCCACCTCCACTAGAACTACTGCTGTCCGTCGGCTCTGAAAGTTTTTCTATCTGGTCAAATCCGGCCAGCGATTTCTCTATCTGCTTTGCTGTAGAAGATGCTGCATCTCCTATTCCACTTACATTGTCTGCTGTGTCTGACGCTATATCTCCAAGCCCTGTTATTGAAGAAGCTGATGAGGATATATCTGCACCAGTAAGCATTTGTGTAAATGTTGCAATTCCATCTGCAACCTTCTGCAAGCCTGCAAGCACAGTATTTAAGCCTCGTAATATAGGTGTAAATAATGCTATAAAGCCTTTACCAAGAGAAGCCTTTAACTGTTCGAATCTGAGTGATAATATTCTTGTCTGATTTGCCCAGGAATCCTGTGTCTTAACAAAGTCTCCTGTGGCATTGGACAGTGCACTAGTAACATACTGATATTGGAGCATTACTTTTTCCTGCTCTGTCATCTTAGCCGTAGTCTTACCAAAGCCATTATTAAGTGCATACTGATCCAAGTTCGTCTGAGTCATTACTACACCCAGGTCCTTAAGTGTCTCTGTTTCACCAGTCCAGATGGATTTCAGCTTTGTATATGCTTCATCTGTACTCAAATTGTAAAATGATGCAACATCACCTGTTAATCCGGTAACATCTTCTGCCATATCAAGTGCAGCCTGTCCTGTAATACCCATAGCATTACTCATCTGACCAAATACACCCATGTACTTCTTAGCAGATAATTCAGATAGACCGAAGTTAGTCATGGCATTGGAAGCCCACAAATCCGCTTGACGGCTCAAATCTCCAAATGCTGTATCTACGACATTCTGTACCTCTGTTACATTTGAACCGACTTCTATGCAGTCTTTTGTAAATTTAGCAAATGCTGCAATGCTTAAAGCTCCGGCTATCTTCTTTCCCATACCAGAAAAGATGGATGTTGCCTGCTTTGCTGCCTTATTGGAAGCACCTGTAAGCTGATTAACTATCTGTGAACTGTCTATGCCAAGTTCAAGAGCTATCTGTCCTACTACATCCGACATACTCCCTCCTTTCTGGCATTTAAAAAGACCACTTTCTACTTAGAGAAAGCGGTCTTAGCCCAATTTTGGAAGTCACTCCAATACTTATTGTAATTTGCATGATCTTCCATTAATTTTCTATTTCTTCTTAATATCCAGTCATTACGGATTTTCTTCTGTTCCTTAGTGAACTCCTTTATAACCTTAGGATCCTTTTCTGCTCTGATTCCCACAATTCTTCCAAGGGGTGTTTCAGGCATTATTCCACTAAGCAACGAACAGAACTCTGACCATGACATCTCGTCTTCGGTACGCAACCGTATGCCATATTGGGACAGGAAGCTGGCTTCTATCAGCTCCCAATCATCCCATATATCATAATATGTCTCATGCTGAGGGTGTCTGCTCCTCGCCGTATGTTCCCATAGCAACCTGCATGATTGTATTATACATTTCCTTATATTCAGGAATAGGAAGGTCTAATGCCTCAATCTTATCTGAAGCATCCTTTCCAACAAGCATTTCAAGGCCTTTAATCATAAATGCCATATCATCCTTGTTTTCCTTGCTCTCTGCTTCCTGTGCCATAGCCTGTATGTTGAGAATTGTGCTCTTTCTGTTATTAACAGTAACAACCAAATCCTCTGTAATACGAATCATAGGTAACTGGTTCGTAATCTTCATAGATATATCTATTACTTTAAAATCTGTCTTTGCCATTATTCAAATCCTCTCTTTCTTTAAGCTGCTACATATGCTATATATGTTGGCTTTCCATCCGAATTTGCATCCCATTCAAGCGCATCAATACTTGTAGCATCTCCACCAAGAGATTTTACATCGATTACTGCAGGTACAAGAAGCTGATCAAGATTAGGGAATATAATAGACACCCATGTATTGCAATCCTGACCTGTCTTCATAAATCGACTTGCTACATAATCATTTCCTTCATCTCCATAGTTACGCTTACCGCCGAAAGACATACCAAGTGACTTACCTGTCATGAGCCTTCTTACCCAGCCAGCCTGATCCATTGGATTCCATTCCTCAATGGTTCCATCTACAGATATACTTAAGCTCTCTGCATCTTTTACAATCTTAGTTTCTACTGTTTCCGGTGTATCTGTGTTTTTTCTTCCAGTTATACATACTCCAAACTGAATTTTATGTACCGGATTAACCCCTGTTAATGGTGTAGCTTCCGCGTTATACCCAGCTATCTTTGTATTCTGTGACATACTTCTACCTACCTTTCATAACAAAATTTAAGTTCTATGACCATTTCAAATATTCCTTTATCATCTGTATCAACCTCAATCGGTGCTGATACTAGCATTTCTGTAAACAGAATATTTGTGTCATTAATGTTTACGTGTTTCATATCTCTGAGCTTGTCGTAAAGCTCCTGTGAGACTTTTTCAGTCTCCCTGACACTTTTATTCCAATGAATCAGTATACTTATGGATTTGACAGCATAAGAGCTGTTCTGTATACCTCCAACAGCCATCTGAACATTATCTCCCCTGTTAAGATGGTATACACCTATGCTCTTATCTTTCTTATCATCAAGCTTTCCACAATATACATGGTCATCAGCCGCTATTCCAAGACCTGCTATAAGGTCTCTTACATCACCTATTCCTAACATCCTAACATCATAACCCCGCATTCTTTTTATAAAACTTTCCAAATGCTTTAGGTGCAAAATCCTGCTTTTTACCGCCTTTCATGTAGTCATCAAGCCATCTGCCTTTAGCATTTGCATTTCCTTCATGTTTCTTGCCCTTATCATCAGTCCATGGTGCCTGATGGAAATTATACTCTGGATGATAATACAGCCTTCTGGCGTATGGTGTACTAGACACAAGATATGCTTTTCCCTGACCTATATCAGATAAATCAACAAATGTGCTTTCATTTTGTAATGCTCCTGTATCCCTCGGTATAACCTGACTCTGAACAACATCTGTATGTATTGCTTCTGCTGTTTGTGCAACTGACACTTTTGCTGCTGCCGTAACCTTCCTTACCATAGGCATATTAAGCTTCACTGTAGATTTCACATTTCTAGCCATTACATCACATCCAATCTTACATAATTAACCGTACCATCCGGATTACGGCACTTCGTACCCTTGTATATATGCCTTGTTACACCGAACACCGTTATATCTCCTTTAGTAATAACAGGAAGATCCGGTGCAATATCTCCTGGTATCAAAGCACATCCTTCAAGCTTTATAAGCACCTTTTCTACTGTTAATTCTGTCTTACCGCTGTCCTGATAGTTACATAAGCCATCCCAAATAATGGGTTCAAGAGGCTCTCCATAGACATTCCTGCCTTCCTGCTCTATCTCAAGGTGTATTTCTGTCTTACACATGCTCTTTAGTATTAAACACGGGTACTTCATACTCACACCCCCAGACTTAAACAACACAAACCTGTCTGACAAAGCATCTGGTATGTATCGCGTTTTACAGCAATTCCATTCTGTACAAGAACATTCCAACTGCTGCCAAACTGCATAGATACTCCATTTAGAGTATAATTCTGTAAGACACAATTAATCATGTCCTCATTCTCATATTCAAAATCAGCCATATCACAGCATACATCTATGATTATTGCCTGCTGGAACTCTGTCAGACCTTCAAAACCTCTCGCGACTATACGATTAAAAGTAAGCGAGTCGATATGTCGGCTCGCCTGTTTTAATCTTCGTACTATCTGCTCATCCGGGATAAGTCTATGTTCACTAAGGTACTGCTCTTTACTTGCATATACCATAAGACCACCGCCTATTCTGTCCTATCTTCCTTTGGTTCATCTGCTGTTACTTTCTCTTCCTTGGGCTTGTCTTCCTTTGCCTTACCTGTTTTCTTTGACCTAATAACCTTTGGTTCAAAGGTCAATCCAATTACTGTATCTGCCATAATGATTCCTCCTTAATTATCCTTATGTGATACATATATCCCAGCGGTCTTATTCTCATATACATGGCCATAAAGATTATTATTACGATACTTGAATACATGACTATCGCCATCCTGGTCCTGATCTGGACTAAAGTACTTAATATACTGATCCATAGCTGTTACAGCTGCAGACTTCTCTACACATAAGAAGTTAACATTCTTAGCCGGCTTAGTTGTCATCTCGTAATTTTCAACCTGTGTTCCACTTGGACTACTAACAGCCTTATAATTGCCCTCACTTTCTTTTGTGTAATAAGTCTTACCCGGCTGTGGTAATGTATCCTTTGATAATGTATAAGCTGCCTTAGTCTTTTCATATCCATATGAATTCTTACCATCATGAAGGGTTATTGATGTGTACATACGTGACTGTGGAACTGATATGATCTGAGAAAATCTCTTAAGTACTTCTCTTGATTTAGTTGTATCCATATCGTCCGCAAGAGAAGCTAATGTAGGTGTGATGAATAAAATACGTGATTCCATAGGAACTTCATCCTCATCCATCTTATTAGCACAAGCTCTTAACGCTGTTATTAATTCAGCTCCTGTTTCAATATTCTCTTCCTTTACTGTTATATCCTTAGTTCCACAGATTTTAGCAATACGCGCGGCATCTGTTTCCGGAATAACCTTTGTTCTTAAGAATTCGCTTGATAACTTGGCAAATGGCTGTGCAAGTGTTTCATCATTATCAAGACGGTCGATTCTTAAATCCTGTGAACGTTCCTTATCGTACTTAACTGTTTCCCATGTAAGTGAAGTTGAACCCTTTGTATAACCTGACTTTCTATCAAAATCACCAAGTGCATCCATATCAAGCTTCGCAATCTTGATTTCACCGTTATTGCCTTTTCTTACTGTTGTTTCATCACCATCTAATACTGAGGTCTTTGCACCTTCCTTATACACCTCATCAAGTATTGGAAGGTATATTGTAGATAATTCGATATTATTCATATAATCCTATTCCTTTCTTTACTGCTTTGGCTTTAATCCGAATAACTTTCTTATCGCATCATCATTACCCGGATTGCCATTTCCATTGTTACCAGGAGCACCAATCTGGAAGCCAGCATTGTTCTCCATACTTGGCTTAAGTGCTGGTACATCTTTAAGTACCTGCTCAAGTGAAGCTTTGATATTATCTTCAGACACCTTTCCATCCACACCCTTTACCTTGCTGAAATCAGCCATCTTAAGCACATAGGGAAGTGTCTTAGCTTCTATACCAAGTGTCATTGCTACCTTTGTAGCTGCAAGCTCAATCTGAGCCTGTTCAGCAACCTTCTGTGCAGCTGCCACTTCATTCTGAAGATTAGCATTAGCGTTCTGCTGCTGTTCTGTCTGCTGCTGCTTATTCTGCTTAAATGTTGCAATAGCCTGACTTATCTCATCTTCTGATAATCCCTGCTGCTGAAAATAGCTTTTAAGCACAGCATTCTCTTTCTTGGCCGTTGCATTATCCAGCATTGCCTGTATCTTGTCATAATCAACACCAGCTGTCTGCTGATTATTCTGACCACTCTGCTGTCCTGCCTGTCCATTATTGTTACTTCCAGCGTTCTGGTCGCCGTTACCATCTCCGCCCTCTGCGAAGAACTGTAAATTCATAGGTAATGTCTTTCTCATCACTCTATCTCCTTTCTTCCGTTTACCGCCCGTCGGCATTTCCCATTTCCCTAAAGTTTAGTGCCATTAAGTTTTGGGCATAAAAAAAATAGGCACACACAGCTTATTTGCCATGTGTGCTTAATAACTAATATTAAATTGTGTTGCACTGGTGCAACTTTGGACTATTCTACTATAATCCAATCTTCAGCGAGACAATCGTTAATACTTGGAACCCACATTGAATGTGAACCATCCACATTTTTTATCTGAAAATATGGGTTACATATAAACAAATCGCCTTCGTTTAACCCCCATGCTTCCGCTGTTTGCTTATTGCAGGGGATTCCATTCGGATATGCTTTCTGATATACAACAAACATTCCTTTTCCGTTCCAACCTCTTCTTGCTACCTTATTACCTTTTTTCATGGCCTCAATAGCAATTCCAAATGTCATATTGTCACATTTTCTATACGCTTCATTAAATTGTTTCTTAGGACACCAACTTTCATATCCATCAGAATATCTTATATGATAGCCTTCATCTTCTGGATTCTCGTCACTTGGTATCTTCCACCCTCTGTATTCATTGTATTCGCCCCTGCTCATTGGCTCTGCTGCCACCACTTTTACTCCAATATAATCCTTCATTTTTAAATCCTCTCTTTCTTAAAATTGGGTATAAAAATACCACCAATCTCTCGACTGGTGGCTGTTAATCCCATATTATTTCTGGTCTTGGCATTTTCTTTGGCACTACTGTTCCATATTTCTCAATTGTATAATCAAAATCATCTTCTATGCATTTCAACAATAATTCAGCATATTCTTCTTGGTCAAAATATAAATCAGGAGGGAACTCTGGAGAATATTTAAAATGATTCACGAATTTTGTTCTTGCATCTTTTAGTTTCTTTATCACCTTGCTGCCTCCTTCAATTTCTTTTCAAATTTTATTTTTCTTCAAAATTACACTCTCAACAAATTAAATACTATTAAATCTCCCTATGTTCTTATCTCCACCAAATTCTTCCATCAACATTTCCTGATGTTTCTTGTGTGATAATTCAGAATAATACTTACGCTGCTCCTGCGTAGTTGCTTCTCTTCCCTTTTGCAGCAACTCTTTATATTCTATAATCATGCTAAGCATAGGTTCTTCTAATCTCAATGTCAATCTACGATTATACTGATTTAATTCTTCAATATTTTCTAAAATCTTCCTTTGCTCATCATTACTGATTATTTTATCAAGCCGTGACTTTAGACTCTTAATTTCATCATTGTTTTGTTCTATTAAATGATTCGTATATTGTATTATACTTTCTCTTTCACTTTGATTACGCATACAACATTCTCCTTTAATACTCCACTAGAATCTTCTAAATCCTCTGGAAAATATAGATACTCCCTATGTTTTGATAAATAATCATATTTGCTTTCCTTTATCACTTCAACTACTTCATACTTTGAACTACTTAAAACCTCTGATTCATCAGTCCCAAACAGAGATAAATGCTGCACGCCAACAGCCGTTTCGTTTTTCTCACATTCAAGTATAACAGAACTTCTCTCATAATCGCTTATTCCACCATATCCAATGGCAGTACCCTTGTTACTTGTCCAGCTTTCTATTACACCTCTTCTTGGTATTTCATCACCTTTTTTTAAATCGATAAACATTCTAACATCTGAATTGTTCAATGTCATTCCTCTGCTTATACTACCTTCGTATGCTGGCATTCTGTCAATTCCATCTCTAATTGTTTTAGCTGTTTCAGTTTCTCCATTTAGAATTGATGTATAATCACCACCAAAATACTCTTTAAGCGCCTCTTGAAGTTCTTTTGCTTTTTCATCCGAATACCCTGTATCTGACTTAATCTGTTCAAGTGCTTTCTTATTAAACTTATCAAGCTCATTATCCGGAACTTTACCACTATATCCAGTATTTAACTGTTTTCTCTTTTCTTTCTGAATCAATAGCTTATTCTTTTGTTTTTCAAATTTCTTTATTTGAGTATCTAAATCCTTTAGTTTATCAACCAAATCATCCTCAGATACATCTCCAAAGCCATCTACTATAGAATCAAACTCTTTGAACCAGTCATCATAAGAGTATCCTTCTGTCATGTCGCTAAATTCTTTCTTAAGAGACTCTATTTTTGTATTCGTGTTAGTGATACTATCTTTTAATTTTATTTTATCATTCTTCTGTCCATTTGCAACTACATTCTCCCATTGTTTCTTCCTCGCCGCATACACTTTCTTGTTATCTGAGTCTAAGGAATACCTAGACAGCCTATCAAACTGCTCAATCATCCTGCCTGCATACTGCTGCTTCTGGTCCTGCTTGTAATCTTCCTTAACCTGCTCAAGCTCTTTCTTGGAAAACTTGCTATCAGGCTCATCATCAAGTTCAGGGAAGTATGTTGTATGTACATCTTTACAGTTAGGATGGTAAAGCCCTGCTGCCATAGCAGAAGACATAAGTGGATAAGGACCATCAGATACCTTACCTCCACTCCACACATCATCTATGAGCACTTTACCAACAAACGGAAGGCATTTAGGACAGGCATTAGCACGCTTATTCATAATAACTGTACTAATTCCCCATGATTGTCTCATTTCGCCTTCTCCGGTCAGATAGGCACGCTTGCTGGCTGTCTGAATTGCCATCTTGGCATAATCCTTTACTGTATGCCTTGCACCATTAGAATATTCTATGCAGTTAATACCCGCTTTAAGAAAATCCTTTGTGGCCATATCTACAGCCTTCTCATATGTTCCTGCGCCTGCATTTGCATAGACCTGAGCGTTAAATATTATCTGCCGGTATTTATCCTCAGACATTCTAAGCATTGCTTTCTCTGCTGTACCAAAATCATTCTTTGTGGCCTTTATCAGAGCTTCCAGCTTCCTGGTATTAAGCCTGAAAAAAGCACCTTCAGCGCCCTGTGACACCTTAGATGCTTTCAAACCTTTCTTTAATGCTCTTAATATTTTCTGCTCCTGTTCTGTTCCACCTTCCTGCCTGGCTGCAAATATCATTGCATCTATAGAATCATTGATATCACTGAACTTTGACGAGAACTTCTTTCTATTCTGTGCTTTATATTTCTCAAGCGCCTTAAGTTGTTCTACCTGCCACTGTGTCCAGTTATATCCTTCTTCTATTTCTTCTGCCCTATGTCCTTCGAGATTTCTCATCATTGAAGCTATCAACTCATCTTCTATAACGCGGAAGGCTTTCTCTATATCATATTCTGTGTTAAGTGCCATAAGTCACCTCACTTGTTATCAAAGCCCGTAAAACTGTTATCAGCACCATCAACTGTGAAGCCATCTACCTGCATATTAAGGGCTGGCTCTCCCATATCGGATATTCCCTGTTCGGCCTTAAGCCTTGCAACCTCTTCCTGTTTCCATTCATCATCTTTAGTGTCACCATACAACTCATCAACGGATGCTTCAACACTCATTATACCGCCCTGCTTGGCTTTGCTTACTGTCTCAACCTGACTCTCAAAGCTAGGGTTCGCATATTCACCGAATGTTACATCAACATCAATTTCCTGTGTTGTTGCATTATTAAGTGTATCTATCGCCTGCAATGTCATTTTTACAAGCTTTGGAAGAACCTTCTGGAGCTGATTTACAATATTGTTTCTTGTGTACAATGTAGCCTTTTCTTTTTCTCTTGTAGCCTCTGCATTATCAAGTTTCTTTACATCTATACCTAATGTAGATGGGCTCATGATTCCCTGCAAACAAAGGTCCAAAGCCGTAATATATGTAGCAAGGTATCCTTCATGTGGTATTTCACTTTGTTCCCTCTCTATCTTATAACTTGCACCTTCTGCCATAGGAGACGAATACTGTATATAAGCGTTGTCAAATGAATTTGGCAGCATAATCTCTCCATTACTAGGATTTCTAGGAAGTAAATTCTCTGGTATATATTCCTTTGTGCGGTTATGTCTTAAAGCGTCCATCCACTGGCTCCATGCTTCATCCAGCGCGTCAAATTCATCTATCTTGCTGTCATATATGCTCTTGCCTCTGCCTTTAAATTTCGCTGATTTATAGAACATGAGCGGTATGGCCATCATAAAACTTTTATCTTCCCATGTTACAGGTCTTAAACCTGCAAGCTCCGGCACAGTGCTGATATCACATTCTTTATTATCTCTTGTGAGCATATATGTTATATAGCCTTTGCCATATGTTTCAAGCAGAATGTACTCTTGATTCTTAACTGTATATACTGTCTTAAACACAACCTCTTTCACTCTGCCGCGTTCTCTTATTATCTCTACCCTGTCGCCAGGATAAAACTCTATGATTGGATACTGACTGAGATTCGTGTCTATGGATAGCTTAAATGCTCCATCTCCAACAATAAGTGTATCTGATATTGCTTGCTTTATAAGCTCTGTAAAGTCATTTTCTTCCGCTATCTTATCCCAGTCTGACTGCCTACTGCCAACATCTATCTCGTTCATATCTGCAACAACAATACTCGCAAGCATATCAACCAGCATTGCAGGTAATCCTACATGTATCTTTCTTATCGCTAATCCAGGAGAGCATTTTGCAGCCCAGAATCTTGTCTTATCTCCATCAATCTGATCATACAGCTGTGACAGCTCTTCACTTACACCTCTGTACCATATCTTATTCTTAATGGCATTACCTTCAAAGTCGAAGATTTCCTGTATATTAATTACACCTCTCTGTGCCGGCTGCACACACAACCATGTCCTTATTCCATCTCTTATCTTATCAGCCATAGTATTAAATATGCTCACCTCTCTCACTCTCCTATCTGTTCTCTACTCCAACTTTGTCCCTGTATGGTATCCAGCCATATTGCGTACTGTTGACCATATGATCATTTCCATCTTCCGGCTCACAGTCTTTATCTTCCAGCCAACTGTATACCTGCAGTTCCCCTGTGTAGTTCGTGCATGTATCTACAACATAATAGCTTGGCTCTTTGCCCTTTTCATCATTAAAAGACATCCAGCCAAGCTGCAGGTTTATTCTGTCTATTATTGTTACTTTCTTATATGCATTATTAAATATATACAGGCATTCATGATGTTCTCTCTTATACTTGGCAAATTCTGTTATTGTTGCTTGGTCAGCATTATCAACAAATGTATTCTTTGCCATGCCGCCCCATTCCTTACGGTTTCTTTCAAGGAAATCTATGTAATTCCTTACTGTATCACTTGGAGCTATTGGTATATCAAGAGCCGCATTGTTATATACCCTTTCTGCCAGTATAATTAGCTTCCCTTTGTTTGTTATTCCCATATAGGACATTGCAATAGTATCAGGACTCTTAGTTGAATATGCCGTATCAAGACCGCTTGTATATATTACAAACCATTCTGTCTGCTTGTCGTCATATTCTCGCTTAATAAATGCCTTAGCCTGTTCTTTAGTAATAACATGCCGCCTGCAGAAATTAGAAAAGACAAGACCTGTAGCCTTGCCTCTTAATCCCAATATCTTGTTTTTATATATCTTGGTACCGGGAGGATAGCTCATTTTTTTCTGTTCTATCTTCTCTGGTGTCATGGATATATTATCTTCAAATGTAAAGAACCAGTATACCCAGCCGTCAATCGGCTCACAGCCATTAAGGTCCTTCCATATCTCTTCCGGCACATCTGCCTTGTACTTATCAATCGGTCTTGCGTGATTGATGTACTCTGAATATATTGGCAGCGTAGGCGCATCCGGATTAAGAGTGCCAACAAAATATTCACTTCGTCCGAATATCTCTCGTATGAAGTCTATATTGGCTGTGTTGCACTCATCTACCCACACACAGCCAAATTGTGAACCCAAAGCATTCTTCCACTTGCTGGCATTATCATAGCCAAGAACATATATTATTTTGGTACTGCTGCCAGTTTTGAATTTAATATGTGGAAGTTTATTCTCTTTATCACCGTTTCCACAGTATTCCAAATTAGGGAATATCTGAAGTAATCCCATATCAGCATTTATTATGTTCTTCTCAATAACACCTGTTGTATTACCGGCTATAACATGCAGCTTCATATCTGATTCTGCTACATTCATGATAAACTTCACGGCAACCGTTGTTGTCTTACCTGATGCAGTAGAACCTTCAAGGAATTCTGCTCTTGCCGGTGTATCTATGTAATCCCAATACTTATCACTTAGAAGCATCAGGCTCACCCCTTGCCTTACGCTGAGCAAGAAGCTCTGCAAGCTCATTCTTTACAGAATCATTAATATTAGCTTCTATCTTGTCTGTGAACATGCCAAGATGTTTGCCAAGAAGTTCCAATGCCCTTACCTTATCACACGGCTTGACCTCCAACCCATCTCGTCCTTTCTTAATAACAGCTAATGCACGCTTCTGTTCTTCTGTAAGTTCTTCTGTCAATACTGGCTCTACAGTCCTATATGTAGCAGGTTTGCCGTCCTCATCAAGTATATCCACAAGCATTCCACCTACTTCTGCTTTCATTTTCTTTTCAACTACATGTGCATAATCTGCTGTATTAGAAAAAGCTATCAACGCAAGTTCCCTGATCACTCGCTCCTGAGTAATCTCCGTCTTGCGAGATAGTTCTTTTTGTCTCTCTCCTATATACTGTGAAATTGTAGTATTTTGTAGTAATTTTGATGCATTTGTATTTGCATACTTTTCTGTATACCCCGCTCTAATAGCCGCTTGTGTGGCATTAAGGTCTATAAGGTATTCATCACAGAATTTCCGTTGTTTGTCTGTTAATCCCACACAACCAGCTCCTTTCTGCTTTTAACAAATCAAATAAAAAGCTATGTCTCAACGAGTTTATATCGTTAAAACATAGCTTCCTATAAATCATTAAATTTTTAAATTCTGTTTTGCATTTTAAAATGTCTTTTTTCTATAATATCTTAAATATTTTGAATAATTTCTATCAAAATCTTTTTCATAATCATCATCTAATAAAATGGCAAAACATTTATCATAAATTAATTTTGTTAATTTTCTTAAAAAATTCTTTACCATATCTGTTTACCATCCTCTTATTTACATAATATTGATGCTATAATACCACATACTATATTGAATATCAATGTTAAAATAAAACGTAACACAATAGATTTTGCATTATTTTTATCTTCGTTTTTTATTTTATATTGAAAATTCACATCCCCCTTTGTTATATTAAATATAAATATTTGTCCATATTCAGATAGTTTATCATATACCCATTGCGCTAAATTTTCAAAAAATTGTTTTGAAAAATATATTATCATAGCGCTTGAAGATACATATATAAGTAATAGTTTTAATTGTTTCAATGTTAATTCACTAATTACTGTAACCCCCAATTTATTTATTAAATGGGAATCTATACCAATTATCAATACAAACATCATTATTAGTGAAATATACTCAAAATATTGTGCAATCTTCTTTCTATATCTCTTCATTAGCAAAATTATAGGATTCTTAGTTTCATTATTCTGTCTTAATCCCTTAACCCATTCTCCAACTATATTTAATAATTCTTCTCCTAATATCACTTGTATAAAATCAACCCTTGCAATTATGGGTATTGAATTTAATTCAATCTCATCAAAATCTTCTATTTTACCTGAAAAAATCAAATTTAATACTTCTTCAGGTCTTAAACCATTTGTTATTTTTACAACCAAGTTATGATTTTGAGGTTGTGAATATCCTGGAATTCTCACATTAAAATTCCATTGTAAAGATATGCTTGAAATTGGACTGCTTTCAATCCATTCATGATTTATAAATTCCTCCCAACAATTAAATACAATTTCATGCTTATCTTTTAAATTAACCGTTATTGTCGCTATATACCCATCATCCTGATAATTTAAAAGAATTTTATTATTTATGCGGTTATTTAATTCCAATATATCATCTCTTGTTACTATAACTTTCCGCGGATATGCTCTTGATAAACTATCTGGTTTTGCATTTAAATGATAATATGCAGATTTAAATATAGCTAATTCTCTGCTTTCATCAGTCACAGCTAACTCCTGATTCATAATATTATTATCCATACTATTCCCCTTTAAATTTAATTTTATGATTATAATAAAACATTTTCTTGCATATTTCAATAAAAAAAGACACTGGTCTTAATCCAGTGCCTTACCGGGGTTATTTAATAATGGAGAAATCATGCTGTTCATCATGTCCACCTTGGTCAGTTTAGATATTAACACAGACAAAACGAACAGAGCGAACAAACTTTAAATTTTTGATAAGAATCTTTCTACTGCCATTCTACAACTATCTGCTGTGTGGTGTTTTCCCATCTTTCTTGCTACCTGCACCCAGGATAAGCCTTCTATGTATCTTAATGTTATAAGCCGCCTCATTCTACTGTTGTCAATTTCATTTACACACTTTTCTATGAGGTTTATCTGTGTATCTATCTTCTCTTTAACATCTATCTGCTGCCGCTTTCTCACTAAAAGAAGTGTTCTCTTCCGTGAATATGCCGGATAAGGGAAGCCTTCTACAACAAAATGTTGCTTACCTCCATCTCCGCCGGTAACACTATCCTTTTCCGTATACCCTTCAGCTTCCATTTTATCAAGTTCTCTTTGTATCTTATCAATCGCGGCCTGTATTTCCTGTTTCTCCTTAACCAAGTCATTGTACTGCTTAAGAAGGTCTTTAATATTGTTATTTTTCAAGTTGTTCATCACCTACCCTCTTCTCATCTGCTGCCAGTTTTTCCTTATCCGAGATTTCCAAAATATAATACTGCTTATCTGGTTCAGCTCCCCACTCTGGTCTCCCTTTTCCAATCCTTAATTTACATCTTGCTTTTATTGCTTTAGAATCCTTGCTATATCCATTACGGAAAATAATCTCCTGCATGCTGTCTTTCCTTATCTCCTCTGGTACTGCCTCGCCTTGCAACAACTCATATTCGCTTCTGTCTGAGAAGATACTTGACGGATATATAGTTACGGCTCCGAACAGATTCTGGAATCTTGTTTCGTAATATTCTTTTATTTCCCGATACTCTTCTTTCTTCTCGCCTGAAAGAATCATATCAAACCACTTCCTCTGGATTGGTAATGTCAACATCGTAAATCACCTACCTTTATTATCCTAATTGCCCTTTCAATCCCAATATGAAAAAAGTCATCGCATTCAGCATCAAGATAAGAACTGACCTCTTTAACATATCTATCAAAATCAGCATATGATAGTTCTTTTTCCTCTTCTAACTGTTCCAAAATCTTGTTAGTATCATATGCTGTAGGCATATTCTTAATAGTATCTATAACCATTTTCCTATATGCCTGTATTGCATCTTGCATTAATGCGGCAAAATCGTCTAAATCAACATTTTCTCCCAATATTTCTTCCACGGGAATATCAAATGTGATATTTGTTCCTGTACTATTTAGCTTGTTTATAAGCTGTTCTCTGCTGATTAAATCGTTCATACTCCCTCCTAATAAACATCTCTCCATCGCACCAGAAGTAATCTTCCGCTGGCATGTAGTTCTCTATAACTGTCTTATTGTTACATGTATATGTTCCGTCTGCTGCCATACTCTTAGAACATTGCTCACAACAGGTATACTCACATAGGTGTTTATGTCGTCTTCTTGACATCTTCGCACCTCTCAATCTTAAGTATCTCGCCAAGATCAGCTTCGTTATTAAGCTCATTTATGTATATTACAAGGCTGTTATCTCTTTCTATCTCTACCGTCCCACCGTCTTTCTTCGTTACTTTCCACATACTTTTTCCTTTCTGCTGCCATCTCTATTGTATTTATCCGCCGGCTTATAGAATGGGCAAGGCTTATCCTCCTTGGCACAATATAACTCATTAAGTCCCTTACAATCTCTCTGTTCTAAATTAATCATGATACAGTCTTTATTCATCTCAATTTCCCCTTCCTGCGTTACACAATGCTGATATTCCCCACGCCGTTATAAAACCAGCTATAAAACATATTATTCCCGTCGTCATATTAACCTCCATATTCTGTATTTATGCGGTCTACAGAGCTTTTAGGTGCTCCAATTCTTCTGCCAATGTAACCGCATTTATGCGTGCTGCTTCTATTCGCATATTATCCGGTGTTGTATCAGATGCGCTGTAATCCTCGATAAACAGAGTAATCTTGCGATGTGCATCACATATTGCTTCCCAGCAATTCATATAGTTTCCAAGTGCGTCTACTTCGTCCTCACATTCTGTATTTATCGCATTTGTTGGCATTTCTGGCTCTGTTTTTTCTTTCTCTGCAGAAACTTTTTCAAAATATGGCGGTTTTTCCTGCTGCTTATCCACAAATGTATCTGTTTCCTGCACATTTCCTGTGGAATCTGCCTTATTATTGCCGTTTTCCGGTAAATACTCCGGATGATTAAGCACGCTGTCCTGCCCTGGTATCTGCTCCTCTTCCGTATTCTCTTCTACTGGCTGGGGCTTAGGTTTCTCAATCTTGGCTTTCTGCACCTTCTTTTCTTTCCTCTGCACTGGCTTTTCCTGTTGCACCGGTGCAACTTCTGCTTTTTTCGGATATTCCTCTTTATAGATGCTCGTCCACGCCTTAGCCGGATCTTCTGTATCCACTGCCATGTTAAATATATTTATCACAGCTTCCGCAATGTCCTCTATGTTCCACTCTGTCTTATCCATGCTTCGCACATTGGTTATCGTTATTCTTCCAGAGTCTGCCTTGATACTTAGCATAAGGCGGCCAACACCCTGCAGGCGCACTGAATATATCATTTCTCCTGTAGGAGCTAATATATCTATCAGCTCCGCTGTCTCATATGTTGATGTATGTATCTTTGTGAACAGTTCCGGATTGTCATGGAACAGCTGATGCAGTACCTGCTCAAGCTCATTAAGTTCTTTCACACTTTCATCTTTACCCTCAATCAGGATCTCTATGTCTGATAGCTTCTTTTCCTCATCGATTTCCTTCTTAATATCCTCTATTTCAGATTTGGAATAACCTGGAGATATCTCTTCTATGATTTCATCCGGCATATTAAGCATTAAAGCAAGCTTGGCATACCCAAATCCTTTATATTTATCCTCCAAGGTAGCATCATTTTCTTTACTTCCGAATCTCTCATTTATAGCAATAAATCTGGACACCTGTGTCTTATCCAAGCCATATCTTGTTTTAGCGTAATCAATTACATTTGCATACGGTGTATCCTTAAGAATATCCGTATCTCTTGCTATCTTTAATAGATATCCTATTCTTATAAAGCTCTCGGCACTCTTACTAAATTCTGTATTCAATGCCTGCTGCCACTCATCAAATGTTCCTTTAGGTATTATCTCTATCATATTTTGCTCCTTTTGTTAAATTGTCTGCATAAAATCCGCCTCCAGAACATCAGCAAGCAACTGTCCGGCCAACTTACCATGCCATACTTTTTTCTGTTCTTCTCTCAGCTTCTTATATTCTTCCTTACGCTTTTTATCTGCTTTTATTCCCTGCTTTATTTCTTCCGCATTCATAACCTGCTTAAAATGCTCCATAAATTCATATAGAAATGGTATTGCTGGCTCAAGGTCTGGGTTCTGATTATCTCCAGTTGTTCTTTTCTGCCTTATGTTTCCGGAAGCTTCTACTTCAAGTGTGTACCAAGGCATATCTTTCTGGTTAGTCTTCCTCAGAAAAAATGGATATGCTTCTCTCTGCTGAATCCTGTCGTAGTAAAAATCTGCATGGTCCATACAATGATTTAATGCTATCCCTTCTCGAACCATATCCTCTATACATACAGGTGCTACAACCGAATATTCTTTATTGCTGTATTCATATTTCTTTAAATCCGGCAAAATCTTATTGCACAATGGCCATTTATTTTCTAACTTTTCCGTCTGATTCTTTATAGATGTTCCACGAGAAAATAATATTGCATTCGTATGTGCCTGTTCGAGATTCTTCGGCATAGAAATCTGCGTGCTGGCAATATTCCATTTATTTTCTTCTGCAAGGCAATAATAATCTCTATATGTAATAAATGTCTGTTTAAAGGTCTCTCCGCTTAATATCTGCTGCCGTCTTATGTAGTTGTATACTTTCAGATATTTTATTGGCTTAAGCAGAAAATTAAGTTCACTTATTTCTATTTCGTTTTGCCCGAATTCAGATATCATGCTATCTGGCCATATTGTATTTACCATCTTTTCATATTGCATCCACCTTAGTGTTATGATTGTAGGCGTCATCTCTTTTAATCTTTTTAAGCGTGCGTTATCGATTTTAAGCATCTTTGCTAATTCTGTTTCATTTTGATTCAGAAGTTTTTTATCATAACAACTCTTAATCATTTCACTAGCTAAACCTTGAAGATTAATTTTCATAAGCTTTTCTACAACAGGGTTTCCTTTTTCAATATATAAATATCTCGCTGGATTGCATGGAAGATTTGTCCACAAGTCAATTGCACTGTTTCTTAATACTGTCTTCTTTAAAGAACTTAGATTTCTGGTGTAAAGTCTATTCTTTTTCCTGTAGTACTCATATGGCAATGCACTTTTCTGCTTGCAAAATCGCATATATTTATTCTTATACGCTGTGTATACATATGTTGCAATTCTGCCATCAGCGTACATGAAGGTTCTCTGACGTTCACGAAAGCTCCAATCCGGCTTGTTATATGTAGCGTTTCTGTATGCCGATCCAACTTCGTATTCCCTAATAATCACACCATTCCTAATTCTCTGAATGCAGTATGTATTTACTTTCCATGTACATAAACCTTTTATCTTACTCCTGAGCTTAAATATAATTTCCTTATGACAGCAAGGGCACTTGCCTTCTTGATTTCTCTTCGGTTTTATAAGCGGAACTTCCTTTTCGCAATAAGAACAGTATCCGGTAGAACTATGAATACTTTCATAAAATATAAAATTTTCTTCCATTGCATCATGCTTGGACCATCTTTCAAATCCGGGCAAAATAGGCGGAGTAAGTGCCAACTCTTCATCCCACGGCTCTTGTTCTTTCTTCTCAATTCTTTCAATATTACGTGAATTGCAGCGGTGCTGATATTCTATCAATCCTTCAATCCCGTTTCTATTGGTATTTAAAAATTGTTTTATTTCATCTTTACCGCTATAGCTTTGCCAGATTGTTTTCTTTCTAATTTTAACATCCGGTTCGTAGTCGAAGAATCTTATTGTATCAATTCTATTTAAGTTAAATACCTGTGCTTTTGTCCATCTTATCTCGCTTCCATCTGCAGAATCCCTTTCTCTTGTAATGTATTCATCTCCAGCAGGATTGCAGTAGATTTCATAAGTTGGATACTTAAAGCCTTTTGCAACATCCTCAGGAAAAAACATTGCTATCATCAGAATTTTCCCTCGACTCTGGCATCTAATCATTAAGTCGTATTTCGTGCTGTATGTATATGTACACCATCTATATTTATATATAATCGGATTATCAAGTTTATTTTCTTGTGCAATCCTTATCATTGCTGGTGTCGCATATATCCGTTTTAATGCTCTTAATTCTTTTCTTCGCATATAGCAACACCCCGCAATCCATAATATTGATCTGCTTTTATTTCTATATCATCTATATATGCAGCCTGGATCTGTTCAATTTCTCTGCTGCCTTTTTTCTCCTTTAGTAAAAAAATATAAGAACCTTTAACTCCTTTAGCTTTAGGATTCTTACCTCTAACGATGATAAAATCATCTTCCCTATTTACATAACCGACATTTCGTTCAAGGTGTGTTTCTTTCTCTTCTCTATCAGGGTATTTCTGTATATACTCGCACGCCAATGCTGCAAGCTGTAATCTCGTAATCTCCTTTAACAGAGTTATTTCTGTGCATGAAATCCTTGTTCCATTACCATCCTGGTTAATCTCTCCACCAGCTTCTACGATAAAAAATCTTGAACTCATACCTTCATAATACCCAAGGGCGCACAAAGGATTTTCTGCACAATGAAAACCATTATGTGCACATTTCGCTTCTGCCTCTTTATATGTCTTTCCCAATTCATATTGCATAATTCCTTTTCCTTGTGTTGCACATAATTGTGAATCAAATGCTTTAATTGCTCTCATATGTACCTCCTATTCCAGATAATAATCCCTGCACATTTTTTTAATTTCAGCCCTGTTAGGAATACCAAGATACACAGGACCTCTCATGTTTTCTTTACCATTTTTTACCTTTGTAATCCTTACAATCTGGTCGCTTACAAGTTCTTTTGTGTCAAATGCTCGTGCTAAAACCCGACTCATAAATACTTTAAGGCTCTTGTTTTTATGTCTAACTGCTGCCATTACTTTTTCATCATTCATACATATATCAACAACTATGTCATACCAGTCTTCCAGAACTCCTTTAAGTGCAAGTTCAGCTTTTTCAACTTTTAATTTTCCAAGCGCTGCTGTCATGGGTGTAGCCAATTCTTTTATTAAGCCTCCACAATAATCCATAGCATCATCCTCATCAAGGCCGTTTTCCTCCGCTAATTTTTTAAGTTCAGTCTCATCAAGTCCTGCTGCTGCCTTGTTTATTTCCTCTGCACTGTCAAACTCCCCGAATTTATCAAACATAATGTTCCTCCTACAAATAATTTTTCATAAATAAATTCATCCACTCCTCGTGGCTGAATAACTGCTCAAATCTCTTCTGACCTGCTCTTATAAGCTTCAGGTCTGTTTCCCTGCATTTATGTACTGCCTCTTTGCCCGTCCTGTGATGCTCCTCACAAAGCTATACCTTAAGCCCGTAATGCTCTGATATCTTCCTGTTGGCCATACCGTGCATAATGTGATGGCACTCTAAATCATTCGATGGAAGCCTTTTAAAATTATTGTTTTTAATCATTGCTTCTCTACACAGGAAGCATTCTTTAATGTCCTGCATTATACTTTCCATTGTTTCTCCTTTCCCCTCCCGGTCATGCCGGGAGGACTAACCATGCCAGATAATAGAACTGTGATATATTTTTCTGTGCGTAAATAAGTACCGTGTAGATGTATTTGGAGTAAAATGTCACTCCCATTCTGTATTTATGCGGCTTTGCACCGTTATGAGTTATATATTGTCTACCTCTGTATGCTGGCATACATATAACTGTCTCTCCAGTTTTGCTATCTCTCCGCCAAGTATCGTAAGATTAGTAACCTTGATACTTGTTTCATCTGCCGTTTTACAAGGCGGCATCATATACGCCGCTTTTCTTAGCCACTTAAGCCGTTCCAGCTCTTTTTTTATCTTTATCTCGTCCATTCCATCTCCATCTTCTTAAGCTCATATTCCATCCACTTTGTAAAATCATGCGACTCATCCGACCAGCTTATAACATGTCCGCGGCTCACATTCAGGTACTGCTGCCACAAATCCGCATTCTTTACCGGCTTACCTGTCTTTTTCTTCCAGCCGTCCTTTTCCCACTGTTGTGGCCAGGCATTTCTACAACTGTTTAACACATGCTCACATTCTGTATTTATGCGTATTTCACAGTTTTCATGGAAACGCATAAGTGCATGTATTATTGCCTGCAGCGCCGCCTGATTCTCTGTAACATTTTCAAGCGTGCCCTTGCCATTTCTAATGAACTCTTTGCCATTAATTACTATCTTTAAGACATACATGTATGCGACATGCTTACGGATTGCTGGTCCTCTAGCTGTCGTTTGGATGTATATATCTACCTTTTGCATCTCTTTTTCTCCAATCCCGGAGTCTTGCTGTTATATAAAACATGCCATTTACTCCGTTGTAATACACCTGTGATTCCAGAAGAGAATATTCTGGATGCCAAGCTTGTATCTCTGCTTCCCTTGCAGCCTTATCTCTTACAAATGTGTCTATATATTTGCTTACAGGAACATACCGCCCATTTCCGCCTTTTCTCTTAGAACGGACCTTACGAACTCTGAACTGTCTAAGTCCTGTAGAGCAGTTCCACCGCTTCTCATTTTTCTGTCGGTGCTTGTCCTTTGTTATGTACTTTGCCATTCCTACAAGACCATAAGCATCTTCCTCAAGTCGCTTTGACTGGGAACGCTCTCCCAGTTTCCACAACTTCTCACATACATCTCTGTCAAGAAGCCCGTCCATAATAACGTGATGATGCCAGCGCACCTTTGCATCAGGATCATGCTCTGTAACATATATGTACTTGGCTTTAGGCAGACCTAACTTCTTGCGCCTGTAATTAATCCGCCGGATGTAATTAGTCATATTTTTTACAGCCTCATCCCAGCAAGCTGGCTCATTCCCTTCTGCATATGTAAGCGTCATCCATATATCATCATTTGTGAAATTCTCTATAATCAGTCTTCCACAATATTTAATGGCATTCTTATTGTTCAGGTTTCTTTGAGTTTCTTTATCCTTAATCCTTCCTTCTTCCGGAATGTCCTCTTTCCTGGTGAACTCTGGATATATTTCTATCTCAAGCTGATTACCTGCCCGGATCTCCTTACATGTGTAGACGCACCTGTATTTGGTCTTCAGCATGTACTCCATGAAGACCTCATTCATATCTTCTACAGATTTATCAATTGCCGCTTCATAGTCATAGAGAATGTACCTTGTACCTTTTCTTTTCATGTACACCCCTTTTTAATAATCTTTGTTTCGTAGACTTGTTAATATTCATTACAAGCCCAAGAAAAAAGACCATTTTATTAATTTTTTGTTGATGTACTCGAACATTTCTGATACAATAATATTGTTATATTTGCAGAGCATTTAATGTTCTAAGTACTGAGCCGCTGGTCCAAGCGGCTCTTTTTTATATTGTTGGAAGTCTGTAAGCTCCTTCCGGCACAAAGCTGAATATCTCTAACAATCTCAGCCTTGTGTACCATCTGGTAGCCAGCTCCGTGTTACCATTCCTAAGATTCTCATTAATTCTCTTGTTGTAAGATATTATTAAACCTACACGCCGCATATTATCCTCCTTTCCTAAATTACAATATCCTTTGGTTCATTCGGATTCGTTAAATCCTTTCCCTCGTTATCTCTGAAGAATCTTTCAAGCTCTGACTTTCTTATTCTTGTATGAGGGATTTTAAGCACCCTTATCTGATTTGCGTTGATAAGTGTATAAACATACTGTTTAGAAGCTCGCATGATTGTTGCCACTTCCTCCACTGTATACACCATATCCTCCGGCTCTCTCTTTATTGTTGCTATCTTCATAAGCCTGCTCCTTTCCTTAATCTATTTCCTCTTAGGTTCATGGCATAACACCAATATTGTTATGCAGATAATTGCTGTTATCGCTACTGCTGTATAATTCACTCTCTCACCTCCTCGAATAGATAATGTCACATATCGTGTCATTATTAATCAAAAAAAATAGACTGAACCGACTTTCCATAATACTGTGCCAGTTTAATCTTTATAGAATCTCTTGGGATTCTTTCGCCACATTCATACATAGACAAAGCCGAATCACTTATGCCTATTGCTTTCGCAACTTCACTCTGTGGCTTATTTCCTCTTAACACTGTTAACCTGTTGCCTATTTCCTTGGGTTGCAAATTATCACTCCTTTCATGCCACACTTTGTGGCTCAACTGTAATATATCACTTGTCACATATCGTGTCAACACATTTTGTGGAATTTTTTCTTGATTTTTCCACAATTCGTGTTATTATATATTTAAAGTAACATAAGGAGTTGAATTATATGGGTGATTTTCCTAACATATTCAGAAAAATAAGAGAACAAAGTGGACTTACTCAACAGCAAATGGCTGATAAACTTGGTGTATCCAGAAGCGCTATTGGAATGTATGAAAATGGCGAAAGAGAACCAAATTTTGAAACTTTGGAACTAATTGCTGATACATTTAATGTTGATATGAACTATTTACTAGGTAAAAAACCTACTACTGAGGTTATTCCCGATAGGTATTACCTTGATGATGATGCCAGAGATATGGCTCAGTTTATGTATGAGAATCCTGAATACAAAGTTCTCTTTGACGCTTCTCGCAAGGTCAAGAAAGAAGATATCGACTTTGTTAAGCAGATGATAGATAGAATGTCAAATAAAGGGGATGATTAATATTACTACTAATGTTATTTACGCAGATATGCCTCCTACAATAAAGGCATACACTGTTAATAATAATGATGATTCTTTTACAATCGTGCTTAATTCTCGGCTAAACCGAGAACAACATCTTAAATCATATCATCATGAATTAACACACATTGAAAATGGAGATTATGACAGACAGTTCAAAGATGTTGATATGATTGAAATATATGCACACAACATAAATTAAGCATTAAAAAGGGGGAGAATGCTTTATATGCTTATAGATAAGAAAGAGCTAAAATCTTTAAAAAAGGCTGCAAAATTTTTAACTAACAATAAATTTTATATTACACTCTCATACATAAATGGTCTTCAGTATGAACGCCAAATAACTTGTAATGTTGGAATGTTTGAAGATAAATTGTTTATAGATTTCTTTGGTGGAAACAAATATATTTATTCTACTCATGAAATAAATAATGTATTTCTCTCTTTAAAATACATCGTTATAGAATTTATTGATAATTCTTTTATAGTTTTTTCTTCTTCTGATAACAACCTATTAAAGATATATAATACATTAGTTATGCAATATAATATACCTTCTGTCCAAAAAGATATTAAAAATTTTGTTGCCAACTTGAATTATTCAACAATATCACAGCAACCCATTAATGAGCCTACAGAATATTCGCCTTCATATTCTGATAAAACAGACTGCTCTTCATCAATATCAAATAATTTGGATGCACCGCAAACAAAAGATGCTCACATAGTTTTCCCAGATTGGTATATATCAATCTGCTTTGGAAAATCCTCTTCGGAAAATTACATGAAAGCTGTCACTCTTGCCAAGCAGGCTCCGCAATATCATACTCAAACGGATAATGGAATCATTCTTCATCAGGCTATATACTCGAGTGCTCCACAAGAATATCTCGCTTTTATAAGCTTATATGAATTGGTTAGCACATGGAAATCCAGTTTTACTATAATAAACGGGAAAGTCATTGACAGAAAGATAATAGGTAAGTTGAATTATTGTTATGGTGATAAATGCCGTAGTGGTGACCCACATTTTTGTTATGGTGCTAGTTATATGACCGAAAATCCTTTTGGTTGTCACAGATTACAAGTAAGTGCAGCTAATAATCCTTGGTGGTCATTCTACCGAAGAGTAGGAAATAATTATATTTTGAATCAAATGGAACTAAAAAAGAGGATTGACTCATATGCTTCTGTTTATTGTTTGTGTCCATGCTTTAATTATCAGCAAATAATCCAAGCATATAACTCTCTTCCGATAAGATTAACACAATATCAATATAATAGATTGTCTGCTAGTAACTGGGGATTAAGAATGTGATATCCCAGATGCAGAATAGTATAGAGAAAGTTTGAAAATGAGACAATAGTATATTGAGGTATTAATATGAGTGAAAAAGAACAGTTATTACAATTAATTGAAAAAGTTCCTGATTACAAGATTGGTTATGTATTAGCTTTTGTAAAGGGACTTTTAGCTTGTGATGATACAAAAAGTAAATAATCAATTATAAAATGAGGAGGTTACGCAATGAACACACTAGAAAAAATTGTTAGCAGTAACAAAATGCCGGTTCTATTTATAGGTTCTGGCATTTCTAGACGATATCTGCAGGGATATCCTGATTGGGATGCTTTACTACGCAAATCATTTAATATGTATAATAACGATTCCTATCAATATCAAAAACATATTGACCGTTTTAAAAGAGATAATTTTACCGATTTTGAAATAATGGCTAAGATGGGGACTCTAATAGAAAATGGTTTTAACGAAGCCTTTTTCGATAGAAAATTGTCCTTAAATTTTGTTAAGTCAAAAAATCCTGCGTGGGTAAAAAGAGGTGTGTCGCCTTATAAAATGTATTTGTCTAACCTTTTTAAAAAACTTCCTCTCAAAGATGCAGCTTATTTAACCAAAGAAAAAGAGAGTTTTAAAAATTTACGAAACAAAATTTCAGCCGTAATTACAACTAATTACGATCAGTTTATAGAAAAAGAAATATTCAATTCTGACTTCACTGTTTTTACACATCAATATGAATTGTTTTCTGCTGATAGTTATAATTCCGCAGAAATATATAAAATACATGGTTGTGTTACAGATGCTAATTCAATTGTTATCACAGAAAATGATTATAACGACTTTGCAGATTCACGAAAACTTGTAATTGCAAAAATGCTTACCCTCTTTTCTGAATCTCCTATCATTTTCTTGGGATATTCATTTACAGATGAGAATGTAAGAAGTATCGTAACTGATTTTTTATCCTGCTTAACTGAGGAACAGCTAATAAACATAGATGAACACTTTGTTTTTATCTCTTTTAAAAAAGGCGAACGCAAGCTTGTTGAAACCAAAAATACAATATATACATCAAGCGGGAAGAAGATTCCAGTTACAGAAATCCAAACTGATAACTTTTTAAAAGTTTATGAAACTCTCAACAAAATTATACCAGGCATATCACCTATAAGAATTCGTGATACAAAAAGAATTGTGCGAAAAATCGTAGATGAGAATATAGCATCATCTAATGCCGAATCAATAATTGTTGGATTAGATGAACTTGATAAAATTGATTTATCCTCTAAGCCTTTAGCTATTGCTGTTGGATATCGTGAAAATATCCTTAATAAATATGGATACGGACTTGTAGATAAAAATCTTATATTTGAGGATATAGTTTATGATAACAAGCATTTTTCTGCCGAAGAAATGTGCATTTCCTTGATATACCTAAACTTCGTGAATTATGTAAAAGACTTTTTGACACAGCTTCAGATGAATTATTTTCCAACACTTATTTTAAAAGATGTGTAATGTGTTTGGATTTCTGGGAAAATGGTCCATATAAAATATAAAAGAATAGCTAGTGAACCTTTTTTGGTACACACCAAAAACATCACTAGCTAAACCTTAGTCAATATATAAGAACATTTATATATGTTCTATTTGCTTTCCCAGTTAAATGGACCTTCAACCGTTAGAATAATCTATTATAGTTTGAAGTCCAAGTGTTGAAACTGTGTTAATATAATACAATTATTGTAACTAGGTGTCAACAGTTTTTCATCGCTATTTTTTTACATTTTCATACAAAATAAAAGCCCCTATGCCACCAACACAAGAGCTTTTACCTGCGACTTACAATTAAGCTGTGCTCAATGATATAATCGCCCTAGACAAGCCATATTATATCATTCTGAACACCGCTTTTGCAAGTAGGTGTATTTTTTATACCCATTTTTACTGTTGCACCAGTGCAACTTCCCCAAAAACAGAAAGGAATGATTAATATGAAAAAGAAAATATCTAAGGTTCTTACATATAAGCGTGGCAATCTATGGGCCTATCGTTTCGAATCTGCCCCTGTAGATAGCAAAAGGAAGTGGATTACCAAGAGCGGATTTAAGAACCAATCTGAGGCATATGAAGCCGGTATGGTCGCATACACACAATATAAACAGACTGGCAAGAGCTTCACTCCATCTAATATCTCTGTATCTGATTACATGGATTACTGGATTGATAATTATTGCAAGGTCAATCTTAAAGCTAATACGGCATCAACTTACAAAAAGAAAATTGATTTATATATAAAGCCGGCTATTGGTTCATATTATCTTAAAGACATAGAGCCAAGTCTTCTCCAGGAGCTTATAAATAATCTTTTTAATACCGGAATGTCGCGAAACTCTCTCGGCAATGTTAAGGGCATTCTTACCAAGTCATTTGCCTACGCAAAGACTACTGCAAGATTTATTAATGATGACCCTTCTGCAACTATTTCTCTTCCGCTTCCAAGAGCAAAGGCAGAGGTTAAAACAAAAAAGAAAGTAAGAGTCGTATGGACTAATGAGCAGCTTGATACTGTCTTTAAAACATTTGCACAAGGACATATATATCATATGCCACTTCTTCTCGCTTATAGGTGCGGCATGCGTCTGGGTGAGATATTTGGTCTTATGTGGGATGATATAGACTTTGATAATGGAATATTAAGCATTAACAGACAGGTACAGAATCATGATGATAAATGGTATCTGGAAAACCCTAAATATGATTCATTTCGTACCATAGAACTTGATGATACAACGCTTTCAGAACTTAAAAGGATGTACGAACATGAAAAGGAATGTGAACAGTACTATAATGAATATTACAATTATATCTACTGTGAGACACTTGAAGATGACTCTAAGAGACTTACTTATGAGCCGGCTGGCGAATCAATGCATATGGTGCTTGTAAGAGATGATGGCTCATGGATTCAGCCAAGAACCATGATGCACTGTTTTAATGTTATTCATCACAAGCTTGGCTTCACTGAGCTTGATTTCCATTCTCTCAGGCATACACACGCTTCTAATTTACTTGCCAAAGGAGCTGATGTTAAATATGTACAAGAGCGTCTGGGACATAAAAATGTAGCAACCACTCTTGATATATACGCCCATGTCACAGAAACCATGCGTGAGCGCAACAAGGACATATTAAATACACTATAATAAAAAGGCATCTGTACACACATCTCATTGTACACATTAAATCCTAATGTGTACAAAATGTGTACAAATGCCTTTTTTCAATGTGTACACATTAAAATTGTACACATATCAAAATCGTAAAAC